CCCGGTCATGTAGGCGGGTTGCATCGGCGACCCGACCATGCCGATGGAACCAAGACCACTCCTAGGCGCGGCGATGTCATAGCCCATGTTCCCCCACTGCGGAGGCATCGGCGCGTCCGCATTCTTCTTGCGTCCGGCCGAAGCCGTGCCGTAGGACGGCAAGCTCGATGCCGTGCCCCCGCTAGGCTGCGACGGCGCGGCGGTGTTTTTCTTCGCCATGACGTGACTCCAAGATCACTTGGTTAAGTTCCCGTAGGTCGGCTGCCACGAATAGCCAAGGTCTTGCTGTTGAAGAGCGCCGACTTTGTCCCAGTAGGCTTGCTGCGCGGGCGTCAGCCCCGCCACGTTCATCCCCTTGGGGTTATAGACGCCGTATTGCGGTTGATTCAACGCGGGCGTAGACGCCAGCCTGTTCTGCGTGGCCTTCATCCCGAGCCATTCATCCATGCCAACCAGACCTTCGCCGGCCGCGCCCGCCGGGTTGTAGTTGGCGGGCCGACGGTGCGTGTAGATGCGCCCCATCGGATGCGCCCCGTAGCCACGCAGCGCGTTGGCCATCGACGCCCCGGCATTTGGCGGGGCGCTGGTGTTCTTGGGCGACGCGCTAGCCGAGTAGACCGACTGCGACGGCGCGGCGGTGTTTTTCTTCGCCATGACGTGACTCCTTCTTCAACCAACGGCACTCCGCGCGCCGCATTGCCATGATGTGCAGCGCGCCGTCGGGGTGCCCGCCGACGATGGTGTGCTCGATCTTGAATCCAAGGTGCAGGTTCAGTCGCACCGCCGCGTAGTTCTTGCTGGGCACGCGGCCGAGCACCATCCCGCAGCCGCCGACGTTGAACGGGTAATCGAAGGCAGCGAAGAGCAGGTCGCGGCTGATCCAGTTGCCCTCGCCCGCGACGTGCATCTCGCACGCTGCGCCGTTCCAGTTGTCGAAGCCGATGACGGCCATCAACGGGCCATCCTTCGACACGCGGCCGATGCACCGCAAATCCGCCGTGGGCGTCAACCCGATGCGGCTGCACAACCACGTCGCCAGTACATCGAGCGGTTGAGAGACGATCACAGCAGCCCTCCGGTGATGTAGCTCAGATCGGTTGACACCCAAGTCACCTCGTCAGTCGATATGCCCGCAAGTGCGAGCGAAACTGCCACGCCGAGACCTATCGGGTTATCCCAGCGACGCTGCAATTCAATCGACCCCGTCCACTTGCCAACGTCCCACAAGTCAACGTCCCAGTACGCGAGAGCGTCTGGCAACGCCAAATTTGGCGTCTGGCGCGGCGCTACGCTGAAGTCATAGTAGACCGCCGTTGCGTACTCGACCGAGCCGCCCGTCAGGAAGTTCATGCGGAACAGCCCGACCTGCTTTTGCAGCGCTGGCGCATCGAGGTAGCTGTAGGCTTGCTGCGCTCTCCACTTGATCGGCTGCGGCGTCGATGCGACGTTCTCGGAGGGTGCTTTGTCCGTAAACCCCTCCCACGCGCGGCAGATGTCGCCGGCAGGCGTGCCAAACCACGGGCGGTCCTTGTAGGCAAGCCAGCAGGATGCGTCCATGCCGCTGAATGCGCACCACGCCTGATTCACCTGATTCGACACAAGCTGCCCCGCGCCGCCCTCGAACACGCGCGGAACGTTCACCATCAGCAGGTTGTTGTTCGCCGTATAAACAAGCTGCCACCCTTCGTCGTCGGCCAGCTCATCGGTAAGCGAACTGAGGAGCATCTGCACCTTGCGGCTGAGCGTGTCGTTCGTCGTCGCATTGACCTGCGTCGAGGTAATGATCGTATTCATCGACACCACGCCCACCGTGGTGAGCAGCAAAAGGTCACCGCCTACCTTCGTGTCGATCCGCCCGCCAAGCACGGGCGCGCCGATGAAGTAGACGCCCTTCAGTTCCCACGCGTCCGCCGTGTCAACGTCCGTGCCCGCGTACACCACAGCATCGCCTTTGGTGCTCAAGGCGACAAGGTGATCGTTGGAGCCTTCGCCCGTGTCAACCGTCCACGTGTAGATGCCGTAAAGCGTGCCGCCGCGTTTGAACAACGGGCCGAAGTCGAAAGCCTTCGCCGTGCCGTAGACCGAATCCGCCGGCAGGTACCACCCGACCGTGCTGTCCTTCTGCGCAAACCACAAGCGCCGCTGGTGACTGTTGACATCGATGAACAGCTTCGGATCCACGCCCGCAATCGTGTTTGCCTCGGTGCCGTTGCCGGCGATCAGGCGCTTGATGGTAGCCGTGCCGTCGATCAGCAACGGATTGTCCGCGCCGTTCACGGCAATCGTGTACGCCCCGCCCGCCGTGGTCATCTGCACGTGCTGCCAAAGGCTGTCGGTAAGCCCGGTCAACGTCGGCACAGGCGAATCGACGGAGTCGGTCACGTCGTACAGATTGGTCGCTACGGCGGCGTAGAGCTTGTCCGTCGAGCCGCTCCAAGGCAGCAGCGACTCCACTCGCCCCGCCAGCCCGCGCGCATGAACCAGAAAGCCCTTGCGCACGGTCACGCCCCACGTGAACGGCACCATGTTACTCAGCGAGATGGCATCCGACGGCGGCATCGACGCGAGCGTGTCGATGGCGTTCAGGCCGCCGGTAGGGGCGGCCAGCGTGACGTAGCGGGCGACGCTTGGAACGGTCACGGTCCAACACCGGACGATGTATCCCACGATCCGTCGGGAATCGACCACGGACCGATGAACAGCGGCGGGTAGATCGGCGCAAGCGAGAGCTTCGGCGCGCCCTTGTCCTTGCCGGTGAGCGACAGGAACATCCGCACGAATTCCTTCTGGGTCGCCTCGGTGTTGAATCCCTTCGTCTCGTAGAACTTCAGCTTCAAATACTTGATGACGAGCCACGGATTGAACAAGATCACGTCGGCTTCTTGCGCCACCATGTCGGACGCTGTTTCCCCGGTGCCGTCGTTCGTCAGCGCCCAGTTCTTGTTGACGTACTCCATGGCAATGGTGATGCCGACCATGCCTTCGTAATCACCGGGCACGGGCCAGACCATGAAGTTATTGTTCATGACCCGGTAGCGCATCCGTGGCGCGGCCGCGAGCAGGCCGCCCTTCAACCAAGCCCACTCCTGCGGCGACTTCGGCCCGAGCAGCGGCCAGTGATCGGTGCGGTCCCATTGGGTCTGGTCGATGAAGTAGGACCAGTCGGCGGGCAGCGCGTACTCGCCCTTGCCTTCTTCCGTGACGAACTCCCACTCCTTGAGCAGTTGCGCCCACGGGTGGAACTGCACGAGATCGTTGCCGGCCGAATTCAGCAGCGCCCATCCCTGATGCACGCTGGACTGAATGCTGGTCGGCGCGCCGTACGGCAGGCCAAGCTCCGCCGTGGCCTGCTTCAGAATCTGACTCGCCGTCCAGTACGACATGGCACGCCCCCGCGTTTATCCCGCCAGTTCCGTTTCGACACGCTGCATCAGCGCGGCGACCTGCTGCTTGAGCACGGCAATTTCCGCGTCACGCTTGTCGAGCTCCGCCTGCATCCGCGTGATGGGTTCCGCCTCGAAGGCGGCCATCAGGTAGGCCTTCGCCTGCTGCCGGAGCTTGTGCGCGCCCATGAAGCGGTGCATCACCGTGTCCGACAGGTTGGCCAGTTGTTCAAGCGTCATCACGTTCATCGCTTTCAATTCCGCGATCTGGCCGACAGTCAGGAAAGGCACCAGCTCCAGCCGCGTCCCGCTGATGTTCTGCTGGTCCTGCGCTTTGATGAAGGCCTCCCACTGCTTCGGGAAGCGGTCCCTGTACGTCTGGCTTGCCTTGGTCACCATGACATCGCGCGATCCGGGCGTGATGATCTTCACCATCGGCACCTCGTCATAGATCACCCGCCCCTCTGCGGCAGACCGCACTTCGTTTTTCACGGCCTCATGGAAAAACTGCACGAACAGCCGCTTGTCTTCTTCGTAAACGTTGTTGGTGTCGTAGACCGAGCCATCGTAGGTCGGAGTGGGCATGCATGCTCCTCGGTTAGGGGTAGGATCGAACCGGTTGCGCCTGAGCGATCAGGGCGAGGTTCGTGATGTCTGCCGTCGTGGTCTCTCCACTGACGCGCAGTTCGTAGACGGCCGCGCCCGCACCATCGGTGAGAGCAAGGCCGGCAAGGTTGAACGCAACGGGATTGGCGGAGCCGCGCCCGGTGACCGTCACCGCATACAACGTCGGCGAGCCGTTCTTGAACAACGCCACCGTGATAGAGCTGTTGTTGCCGGCGGCGACGGAACCGTTGACGACGATGAAATCGAGCGCGCTCGGCAAGCCCGCCGAACCGACCAGTCGTGTGACTTGCCCCGCCGACAGATTCGTAGTGAAGTAGCTGGACGTGACCTCGATGTTGGACGTGAACGGCGCGATCACCTGCGGCGTCGCCGTGACGCTCACCGAAACGCTGGTGCAGTGGATCGCCCCGTAGGCCGGCGCGATGGAGTCGATGAAGTCGATGACCATATCGCGCACGTCGGACGCGCTGATCGCGCCCGTGGTGTTGTCGGCGAGCGTGGTGGCCGCCTGCGACAGCAACAGTTCAATCGACTTGATGGTCATCAGTCGAAGCCGCCGTTGCTGACAACAACGGCGAGCGCAATCAGCACGTCGCGCAGCTTCGCCGCCGTGATCTGCTGCGTGTCGTTGTCCGGCAGTTCCTGCGCTACGAGATTGGCGAACTCGGCGAGTGTCATTTCGGCGGCGCGGCGGCGTTGAGCACGGGCACGATGCGCACCCAGTCGCCGCCCTTGCATTGGTCGGCCGCCTTCGGATCGTAGGTGCCTTTCATCATCGCGCACAACTGCGGCTTGGTATCGGTCACGGTAGCGACAAGCAGAACCGGACCACCCAGCGTGAGGGCGACGAGCCCATTCAGGATGGCAAGCATTAGTTAAACTCCTGTTGGTCGAATGCGTTCGAGAACTCGCTAATGAGCACGGGGGTTTCTTCAACGGCCAAAGCAACCAATCCGTCAATGCCAAGAGGAATGCCGCTGACCCAGAGCACGGGCTCGATCACTCCCTGCGTGCAGCACAACTGACCAAGCGCGTTGACCGGTAGTCCCCCGATGTAGTGAGACGGCGCGCCGTTCAGCGCAACGCTGATCGAACCGTTGTCCCGATAGCCAAACCCCCCGGACACCACCTGCGGAGAGGTGATGCTGAACGCCAGCAACCCCTGAACCGTAGGCGTGCCGCCATTGAAGTCCGTGGGGGTTGCTGACGCGTTCCGAATGCGCCCGGTGGATGCGAACTGCAGGACGCCCGGGTTCAGCATAATTAGCTGATCGCCGTCGAGCCGGCGGTGCTCACACCGAACACCGACTGACCCGCCACGATGGACATACCGCTGCGATTGGTGAATCCGGTCTCGACCGCAGAACCG